TGAGGCGCTTGCTGGTTTAAACCTTGATTTTTCGCAAAGTCCAACAGTATGGCAATTTTTACAAGACGACAGTTTCGTGCGTGGCTTGATGGGGCCGGTAGGCTCTGGCAAGACATTTGCTTCATTAGCGGAAGTGATGTTGAGGGCTGTGAAGCAGGAGCCTTCGCCGATAGATGGGATCAGATATACTCGATTTGCAGTTATCCGAAACAGTTACCCGGAACTGAGGACTACCACGATCAAGACGTGGCAAGAGATCTTCCCGGAAAATGTGTGGGGGCCGATGCGCTGGTCACCGCCGATCACGCACCACATAAAACTGCCGCCTAGAGACGGTGCCGCTGGCATCGACTGCGAGGTGATATTTCTGGCGCTAGATCAGCCCCGCGATGTGCGAAAACTTTTATCTTTGGAATTGACAGGGGGCTTCATAGATGAGGCGCGTGAGTTGCCAAAGGCGGTGGTTGACGGCCTGACATCGCGTGTCGGACGTTACCCCACCAAGGCCAATGCTGGTTGCACTTGGCGCGGCGTGTGGATGAGTACCAACCCGATGGACAGTGACCACTGGTGGCCGAACCTAGCGGAGAAAAACCCTATCAGGGGCAAGTACCCGTGGAAGTTTTACAAGCAGCCCGGCGGCGTCATTGAGGGTACGGCAGAACATGAGGGTAATATTTTTTCTGCTGGCAAGTATTGGATCAACAACCCCAAGGCTGAGAACATCAACAATCTGCCGCCGGGGTATTATGAACAGCAATTGGCTGGCAAGACTATTGATTGGATACAGTGTTACGCTGGTGCGCAGTACGTTTATGTTCAGGATGGCAAGCCGGTCTGGCCTGAGTTTTCTGATAGCGTCATGTCAGGCGATGTTGAGATAGAACCCGGCTGGCCCGTTCATATCGGCCTTGACTTTGGTTTGACCCCTGCGGCTGTGTTTGGGCAAAAAATGCAGAATGGCAAATGGAATGTTGTGCATGAACTGGTGGCGTTTGATATGGGCCTTGAGAGGTTCTGCCATCACTTGCTGGCTGATATTCAGACGATGTTTCCAAAGTCTGACGTATTGGTCTGGGGTGACCCGGCAGGCGTCAAGCGCGATGAGATATTTGAGGTGACGGCGTTTGAGCATTTAAAGACGATGGGATTACACGCGAGGCCCACTAGCACAAACGATTTTAAGGTTCGGCGCGAGGCCGGGGCAATGCCGATGAACCGCATGATTGACGGCAAGGCTGGCTTGACTGTTAGCAGCAAATGCACCCGCACCCGCAAATCGCTTGCTGGTGGCTACCACTTTAAGCGTGTTGCGGTTGGTGCCGGGTATGAGCGCTTTAGGGATGCGCCGAATAAGAATGAACACTCACACGTTGGCGATGCGTTTGGCTATTTGATGCTTGGCGCTGGCGAGGTGCGGAGCATTACGCGAAACAGCCAGTTTAGTAAACAGTTTAAGATGCTGACGGCAAATGCAGATTTCGACATCTTCTAATTGGCGTCATGGCCTTTGCAGTAATGGCGGGGTTTCTATTGTGCCGTTTCATTGGGGCCACGCCTACATGGCTGATTTGCGCCCCATAGACCGGCAGTACATTGACCTAATACCAAATTATAAACACCATTTGCAGGTGGCGGCTGCCGCCGGCATCGCTTGTACGGCGATGCTGCGCGGCAAGATTGCCTGCTGTTTTGGCGTTAATGAGTTATGGCCGGGTGTCGGCGAGGGCTGGATGTTGACAACAGACCACGTTAATACCGCGCCTGTATCACTTACTAGGGGTGCCTACCGCTATTTCAACCTGATTGCTACCGAACTGGTATTGCATAGGTTGCAGTTGACCGTGAACATGGACAATGACCTTGCCATAAGGTGGGCAGATGCGTTACAATTTGCGCCAGAAGGATTACTTAGGAATTATGGCCCTGATGGCGCTGACTATCGGATGTACGCGAGGTATTACAATTGAGCAGTTTGATTAAAACCCCAACGCCGCCCGCGCCTGATCCAGAACTGGTCGCCGCGCAAGAGCGCCAAGCGGCGATGCTTGAGGCCGAAGAAAAGCAAAAGAAAATGAAACTGGCTGCGATGATGAAATCAAAACAGTATGGCGCAAAGCGCCCATTACTTTCCACTTTGAGAAAGACGCCGGAAACCGGCATTGAAGATTCGCAAACAACACTTGGAGGTACAGATGGCTAAAGGTGCTGGTGGGCCTGCTGGAATGGGGTCTAAATCAATGGAGGGATTTGGTGGTCCATCCAAGAGCGGCCCCGGTGCTGCTGGCCCTGCTGGCATGGGTGCCAAGTCAACTGCTGGATTTGCCGGTGGTGTAGTTGGCAAGGGTGGCAAGGTTGGCGGCGGTGCTAAAAAGCAGTCCAGCCTTATTGAGAGCCTGATAGGCATTGCGACAACGCCTATTGCCATGGTGATGGCGCAGCCAATTTCTAAATTTACGCAATCACAAATAGCAAAAGTTGCAGCCCAACCCGGATCACAAAAGATTATGTTTCAAGACAAGGTTGTTGGTGTGCGTGATGAGTACGGCAGACTGACGGGCCGTGACCCATATGCAGAGCGCCCAGAAAAAGATAATGAAGATGAGATCCAAGCGGAAAAACAAAGAAAGGCTGCGGCGCTTGCACAACAAGAAATAGCAGCCCCGACTGATCTTGGTGGAAAAGAGGTTATACGCACTGCACTAGCAAAAGAAACAGAGGCGGCGCGGCGTTTAGGCAAAAGGTCGTTGTTATCTAAAATGTCTTTTTTGGGGTAACTGATGCCGTTGGCTAAAGGTAAATCTAAGAAGGCCGTCAGCAAAAACATTTCGACTTTGCGGCGCGAGGGTAGGCCACTAAAGCAGGCTATTGCTATTGCAATGCAAAAGGCTGGTAAGGAAAAGAAATATGGATAAGCAGGTCTGGGATAAAAAACGCCCAAAAGATTTGGATAAGCCCAAGCAACTTAGCCCGGCTAAAAAGCGCAACGCGATGAGGGCGGCTAAAAAGGCTGGTCGTCCATACCCCAACTTGATAGACAATATGAGGGCGGCCCGTGGCTAGCCCGGCTTGGCAGAGATCTGAAGGCAAAAACCCAAAGGGCGGTTTGAACGCCAAGGGCCGCGCATCTGCAAAGGCCGAGGGGATGAACCTAAAGGCGCCCGTAAAGTCTGGCGACAACCCACGCCGCGCATCGTTCTTGGCGCGGATGGGTGGTATGCCGGGGCCGGAACGCGATGAAAAGGGCAAACCAACCCGCTTGCTTTTATCGCTTCAGGCTTGGGGCGCTAGTTCAAAATCAGACGCCAAATCGAAAGCGGCAGCCATAAGCAAAAGGAACAAATCTAATGCATAGCGTTGAGCAAATAATCAAAAGGCATGAGTTGGCCCAGCGCCGCAAAGATAATTGGCGTCAGATTTACGAAGACTGCTATGAGTTTGGATTGCCACAGCGCAATTTGTACGATGGTTTCTATGAGGGTGGTGGCGCACCAGGCCAAAACAAAATGGTGCGGGTGTTTGACAGTACCGCCATAAATGCGACACAGCGCTTTGCAAACCGTATTCAGTCTGGCCTGTTCCCCCCATACGCGCCTTGGTGCCGCCTAGAGCCGGGGCCAGACATTCCACAAGACCGCCAAATCGAAGCACAGATGGCGCTGGATATGTATGGCGAAACTATGTTTAGCCTGTTGCGGCAGTCTAATTTTGATTTGGCTATGGGTGAATTTTTGCTTGATCTAGCCGTTGGCACCGCCGTTATGCTGGTGCAGCCCGGCGATGATATGACACCCATTCGCTTTACCGCTGTGCCACAGTATCTGGTCAGCATCGAAGAGGGTGCGCATGGCAGGGTTGATAATGTCTATCGCCGTATGCGCCTTAAAGGCGAGGCCATTACGCAGCATTGGCAAGATGCGCAAATCCCAGAAAAGTTACAGCGCTTAATTGATGATAAGCCCACCGAAGAAATTGACCTTATTGAAGCCACATTGTATGACCCAGAAAAGGGTGATTTCTGTTATCACGTTATTTGGTCGGCTGGTAAAGCAGAACTATTGATGCGCCGCATGAAGTCATCGCCTTGGATTGTGGCGCGTTACATGAAGGTGGCAGGTGAGGTATATGGCCGCGGGCCACTGGTCACAGCTATCCCTGACATTAAGACGCTAAATAAGACGCTGGAGTTGCTGTTAAAGAATGCCAGCCTGTCTATTGCCGGCGTTTATACAGCGGCTGATGACGGCGTTTTAAACCCGCAAAATATCCGCATTGCGCCGGGTGCCATTATTCCGGTTGCGCGTAACGGTGGCCCACAAGGCGAAAGCCTACGCCAGATGCCGCGTTCTGGTGATTTCAATGTGTCGCAGATCGTGATCAATGACCTGCGTATGAACGTCAAAAAGATCTTGCTGGACGACACACTGCCGCCTGACAATATGTCGGCCCGGTCTGCCACAGAGATTGCAGAGCGCATGAAGGAACTGGCCCAGAACCTTGGGTCTGCCTTTGGTCGCCTCATAACAGAAACTATGGTGCCGCTGGTGGCGCGTATCTTATACATTATGGATGAGCGCGGCCTGATTGAGATGCCACTGCGTGTCAATGGGCTAGAGGTAAAGGTCACACCCGTCAGCCCTATTGCACAAGCACAGAACATGGGCGATATAGAAAAAATCATGCAGTGGGTGCAGATGTCATCAGCGCTTGGGCCAGAAGGTCAGATGGCTGTGAAGACCGGCAGCATTGCTGACTATGTGGCTGACAAACTAGGTGTTCCAGCGAATTTGCGCACGACACCACAAGAACGTCAGCAGATGATGGAGCAGGCTGCGCAAATGATGCAGATGCAAGCACAAGCACAGGGTGGTGCGCCGGTTCAAGGTGAGGCACCACCAGAAGGGATGATGTAATGAACCCGGACGGCTGGGAAGGTCTGCAAACTGTAGACCCTGAGATTGCAAAAAAACAGCAAGTTGATAAAGATGACATTGATCGTCTTTATTTGCGCGTATTCGCCAGTGACGATGGGGCAAAGCTGCTCACCCATTTGCGCTCACTGACGATTGAGCAGCCTAGTTGGTATCCCGGAGAGGATGCCAGCCACGGTTATGCTAGAGAGGGCCAGAACAGTCTGGTGCGTGAAATTGAGCGGCGAATGAAAAGAGCGAGAAACCTATGAACGACACAGATGGCCTGTTGGCCGAAGCCCAAATTGAGGGTGACGATAACCAACAGCAATCAGAAGAAAGCAGCATTTCACATCTTGAGGCGTCTAATGAAACCGCGCCAGATCAAGTAGAGAATAATGAAGAGCCTACCCGGCCAGAGTGGTTGCCGGAAAAATTTAAAACTGGTGAAGATCTGGCAGGTGCGTATGCTGAACTGCAAAAAAAGTTTTCTCAAGGAAAACATAAAGCCCCTGAAAATTATGATACGAGCATTTTTGAAGATGCCGGGGTTGGTGACGATGACCCTCTTTATAATGTTTATAGAGACTGGGCAAAAGAAAATGGGGTTAGCCAGTCGGCGTTTGATCAATTGGCTGGCACGTTCATACAGATGGCACAAGGCGCACATCAAGAGGCTGAAATCTCTTACAAAGAAGAATACGAAAAACTGGGC